CCTACTGCCCTGAGTGTTCTGTTCTTAAACGTATTTGCCATAATTATCCTTTAATATCAGTGTCATCCGAGAGCAATTGACATCGCCACGGCTGCGTTGTTTGCTATTGTAGTATTATCAGCTATATCAGTTAGCATTTCTGAACTAACTCTAATTTCTACATTGTCTCCTGAAGAATGCCCTGCTGTCGTAGCAACGCAAGTCAGGCTTGTAGATGCACTAGATGTTACTTTTATAACTTCACTATTTATAGTAACGTAAACCCAATCATCACTGGTTAAAGCAGGGAATAGAGAATTACTTGTTATAGGTAAAGCAGTAACCCCGGCAGCTATATTAGCTGTAAGGGTAGTCCGTGCACTATTACTAAATTTAACAGCCATAAAACACCTTTAATTATGATACAGTTATAGTCCAGCTAATAGTTACAGTATCATCAGTACCTTTATTAATGACAGCAAATACTGTTCTAGCTAGCATAGTCCCTCCTGATGACGCAGTAAAAATACCTGCTTCTTGTATAGCATAAGCCCCATGCGATGATGACCAGGTAGCATCATATTGTACTGTAGCGTTTGATACAGTTCCGCCTGCAGTAGTTAATACTATCCTACTACTAGCTAGTTCAGTCCCTAAAGCTGTATTTCCTACAGCAGCAGCAGCACTACCACTACCTAAAGCCATATGTGTCATTTGTCCTGGTATAGTAAATCCACCTAGAGTATTTTTAAATCTGCCAGCTACCCATTCTTTACCTGCAGTAACTACAAGATTATCACACTGATGAACCACTTCATTATTAAGGGATATTTGTAATGCTCCAGTTATTTCTAAGTTATCTATAATCATATTTTTTCCTAATTGAGTGTTATTTCGTTAAGTAGTCTTGATCCCAACATTCTTGATAATAGTAATGATACAGATATTGTATCACCCATAACGGCTACATTGCCTTTAACCCCATTTACACTTTTATTAATATCAGCAAAGTCATCTAAGCTGAGCCCACTAGCAAGATACTTAGAAATATTACTAGCTATCCCATCAGAAATATTTGCAGTATCTGAAAATAATTTATCTGTAACCGCCGCAAGTACATCTGAAATAGTTGTTAGGTCTGTCTTTGTTGGAGAAGTAACTGCTGCAAATGTGTCTGACATAGTTGTCAAGTCTGTACTCGTTGGAGTAACTGTTGCTTGACTATTAGTAGCACCACCTCCTGGACTATTTAATAAAAACCCATTAATTAAACCTGTGTTTAGCAACTCAGAAGATTCTAAGTCACTTGCCTGTACTTCGTCAAATCTATCTCTAAGAAATTCATTAAAAGTGCCGAGTACATCATTTAGAGATACTGCATCACCAAAATAATCTCTAATAACATACTTAACTACAGAATCGCTAAGGGTTACTCCATCAAATAGGTTCTTTCCAACACTAGCAGCGTAAGCTTCTGTAAAATTAACACTGTCGATTACTCTTTGGTTTTTGCTAGTTACGTCTAACAAGATACTTATTGCTATATCTTGGTAGGTTACTGTTGGTGCTACTTTTTGATAACTAAGTTCTGTCTGAAGTTTTACCCAATCAAGACTCCAATTTATTTTCATCAGAACTGTTCTCTAACTTTGAACTTTAGCTTATCGTATACTGTTTGTACTTTACTACTTCCATCAGTTAACTCAAGTTCCCCTTCATATATTCCTGCAGTTATATCTAAAGAATCCGCTGGCCAGATCATAGAACAAGTACCTCCTGAACCACTAATTATAGCAAGAGACTCTGTGAACAGCGCAGTAGAGCTGTTTAATGCTCTAAATTTTAATTTAATGGTATATCCAGTTATATTAATAATTTCCCAGGTTGAAGAATCATTTTCATCTAATGTCTTCCCGGAAACTGCTGTTGCGGAGTCTCGCAGTGTGAAATTTAGTTCGGGTTTAGTATCTCCTTGAACTAAGTTTATTGTTTCAAAATAGGCCATAATCTATATTTTTTATGCGGGGGATACTTTTTAATTACAATTTAGTAAATAAAAAAAAATTTGTCAAGTGTTATTTTAAATAAATCCATTATCTACTAATTTAGTATTAGTTTCTGTCTCATTATCCCCACCTAATCCACTAGTAATAACTTGCCTGCAATTGCTTTCATAACGCAAGTAGTAGCTATTATTTTCTGCCTTAATGTCCCCGCTAATAGCACTATACGCTTTATATGCAGCATAATTTAACACAGCTTCTGTGTACACATTACTTATATTTAAGGAGTGGTTTACCTGGGTAATCACTGTAGGAGAAGCGGCATATACTAAAATAATTTGTGTGGTGAGTTTAGTAGTATCTGTACCTTTCACAGTCACTTTAAATGGTTCCGGTATAAGTAAAGATACAGCAGTATCTACATTATCTACAATTTTTCTATAGGTGTCTTTTATGGGAATTTCTACTTTCTCATTATCGTTGTAGTATGCATAAACAGGAGCTAAAAAGTTATCAGGCAGTACATAGCTCTCATCATTCGTAGGGCTATCTATTTCATATTGTTTCTGTAACAAGTGAAATCTTTTATGAATAGCTAGATTAGCTAAGTTTAAATAATTAATGAACTTAGTTCTATTCGTTTCTTGTAGGGTAGTTACTGCAACAGCAGGGTTAACTGCTAAATCTCCTACATCTTGAATAGCTAATTTGTAAGTTTCCCCGTTTACTAGGTAATTTATATATTCAGATGCTTTCATTGCATTCCTTTTTATACAAAATATGAATTATCATTAACTTTAATATCATCACTACCCCATAAAGATGTTCCAGGTATAGCTTGAATATCTTCATCATATTCTACACTTACTTCGCTAGGTTTCCATGTGTTTAGCTCAGCTAGCATAGATATAGTGTCTATTTGATCATCGTGTTTACTTTTAAACCCTTTAATAGTAGCTAACTGTAATTCTACCATCATTTCTTTTAATTCGTCACTATCTTTTAATTCTTCTGGAAACCATATTTTCTTCATTTTGAATAATGGAACTACATTTTCTTGGAATCTGCTCATCTTATCTTTAATGGGCCTTATTCCAATATTATTACCATTTTTACCTTTTGACAAGTTAAAATAAATATTTCTTGATGTCATCTCATTTTGAATCCAACTAATAAAACCCCCTTGTTGTCCTGTAATCTCTATTCCTACTTCTAAAGGAGAATATTCCTGAACTAGCCTAAATAAATTATCTACAGTGGCATTCATAAGCATTTTTTTGCAAATTCCATCCACCCATAACCAATCTCCATTATTATTATGTGCCCACACATTAATTGCACTAAAATCTGCATGCTCACGGTCACTTGTAGCAAAATCAGTAGTAATGTAAAAATTATATGCTGATTTACTAGTAATTACACTACTTCTAGCATACCAAATAACATCTGAATCTAAGATTAGTCTCTCTTCTTCTGACATAATCCTAAGCATTAGCTCCTGATTAAATGTATCTACTTTGCCTGATTTAACTGCATTATCGTATTCCAGTTTCACAAAATCATAACTAAACCTATCCTCCCAGCTGCCTTTAAATTCTTCTCTACTGCAAGGAAACTGCTCACATACTGGATACACATTTACAGCCCAAACTCCACTTTCTACTGCCCTGTACAATGGGTCTTTAGCATTGAACGGAGTACCACTCCATATAGTTTTCTTCTTAGATGGGTGCAATGCGTAGTTAACTGCTTTGTATACAGTGTCTTCTATATTAGCTATAACTGTAGGGGATCTAGCATCCGAATCCCCCACTAAGTCATCCAGCACTGCCAGGGTAGGTCTTTGCCCTATTTCTTTAGCACCACGTACACCACTTAAAGCGCCATACCCTCTAACTATAAACGATTTACCTGCAGCATTAGTAAACTCCCATCTAATATCAGTAAATTTAGTTTCAGGGACATACTGCTGTAAAAATTCACTATTTTCCCATCTGAACTCTATATTTTTCCTTAGGTTCTTTACCCCATTTTCTACACTATCTGAGACATACATAGCAAATCCGACATCCCCAAATCCAGGTATACCACCATAAGTAGCTATATACAAAAATAGATACTCTGAGAATATTGAAGTCTTTGAACTGCCCCTATGCGCCATATTAGCAGTATTTTGTTTCTTACCAGCAATATTATCTAACATGTGATAATGCATTACTGGAGTTTTATGCTCTTCTCCTTTATCTCCATTAACTAATTTAAGGAAGCTAACAAACTCCAGTGCAAACTCACTGGGCACATACAATGGATCTACAGAATAATCCACCTCATTCAAATAGTCGTCTACTGTTTTATCCACGTATTATCCTATGCAGGTTGCGGAGGTAACTCAATATACTCTGTTTCTACTTTATTGGCAATAATCTCACTATGGGCTATATCCTTGGCAGAACTAATCCCTTCCCTAATTAATTTCACCTGTTGCTGGGCCAAAGCTTTAGTAGTGGCCCTAAGATCTTCAATCATACCTGACTGCCCATATGATACATCCAGCGCTATTTTCGTTGATTCAGGAGCTTTTAAATTAATTAGTAAACTCTCTGCTGCTTTCTGTCTTACCATCTCAGAATTAGCATTACGCATTAATTCAGCCTGGGTATTAATAGCCTCCTGGTAAACTCCCGCATTTAGTATATGCGTAGGAACTACAGCCCTTTCCAGTATATTAACTACTAATGGATTATTAGCATAATTATTAGCAAAACTAGCTATATAACTAGAACTATACCCTTTAGCCAGCATAGTTGCATGTCTATCTACAAATACTTTCTTATACGCCATAGAGTTAATATCTCCCATCAACCTATGTGAGGCAAATTTAACGGCATTAACATACGCTGACAGCGAGTGCTTACCCCGCATTAACACACTAGTATATGTTAAAGCATTATCTCTAAACACTCTCCTGAGCTCACTATCTGTTTCTGAATTAATTAACTCTAATATTTCATCAGTCACATGCCGCCTAAATCGTTTATCAGGCAGCGTATTCACAAGCATCTCCTTAGTCAGCACATCTGTAGAATCCACTGTACTATCTACATCATCTATATTATCTAATTTGTACACAATCCCCTCCAAGTACCTATTGCTTTAGTTCTATCCTCCCTCCAACATTTGTAAGGAGATAACATAACAGTATTCTTATTAACCATAACAACAAATTCCTTACTCCGCAACTCTAATATATATTTTTGTAAAGTTCTCCTACACAATACATCCTTCAATTCCGCAACATTCACTAGATTACTAGCCTGCACCCTGCTAATCAACAGCATCAACACAGCACTACCCATTAAACTAATTTCTCCCTGCCCACCTATATCCAAATGCATTCACGCACTCCTCAACCCACTGGTACTATCTTTCTTCCACATATACATAAGCTGCTCCTCATCCCTAATACTATCTATCTCCCTGCACTCAGGATTAACCATATACTCCCATCTACTATATTTCCTAACCAACCCCATTCTTTTCAATTCTCTCACGGCCAAACAGAAATTACTAACATTAACTCCAATCAATTTACTAACTGCTTCTGGCGGACCTTTAACTAACATCCTATTATCTACAACTAAAAACAACCTAATAAATACTCCATACGCTTTAACATCGATACACCCCTCAAACAATTTATTAACTACTTTATTCTTAATTATCATCACATTTTCCTTTAACTGAAATCTTAAGTATGCCCATTTTTATTATTATTATTATTTAGCACAATTACAAGTATATTTTTACTAAAAGCATTACTAACTTTTTTTATTGTTATTATGAGACAAAACTAAAAACATTACTCATATTTTTTATTGTTATTATAAATTCAGTACTTATTACCTCAGAGTGGTGTAAAAGTTAAATCCCTCCCCCCCGGTTGGAACATTAACTATCTTTTATCTAAATAAAAAATACACAGCAGCTCCGCTGCAAGGATACTTAGTGCATTCAGTACTAGGATCTTTCACTCTCATAGGAGAATACTATGGTTATAATTAAAGCAGTAAATGATATCGTATCTGGTATCAGTGCTATTGTATCTGACCTAATGTCAGGTACTCAGGACTTAAGCGGAGTATACAAGGATTCTTGTAGGTCTATCCGACTAGAGTCTAAGATGAATAACCGTAAGGAGATGAACTCTCTTCTTAAGGTAGCAGGCATAAAGCCTGAGGAACTAAACGAATTCCTCAAATAAACCTCTGACGGAGGCAAAAGAAGCACTAGAGCGCACTCACCTAAGTCGCTAGTACTTTGTCTCCACTTCAATCTTAACATTTAATAATAAAGGTTATATGATTACTCAAAATCAATTCAACAACCTAATGGAAACATACGAAACAGCAAACTACTCCATTCTAGGTCTATGGACCTTTGCTATGGTATTAGAATTAACTTCATAATACATCCGAGGTAGGCTAATCCCTACCTCATAAAACTTAAAACACACACATTCATTCCACTCCATACTTAACCATTCTGCACTTATGTTATTCATAATTAGAAGGTAAACCTTACGTTGTATGGATACTCCGGGTAAAAGGAGTATCCTTTAAAAATACAACTCTAATTACAAATAATCAACGTGCTAAAAGAATAATTAAATATTCCACTCCATTCATCCATCCAGTAGCTATAAACTAGCTACTACCTAACAAGGACACACAAACAACAACCTTAAAAAACACAGTAAGATAGAGGATATATAAGGGGATACCTAGTAATACCACACATAAAACCTATAGAGTACTGAGTATATAGAGGATTAACCTATACTTATTTACGTATATGAAGGGAGGGTAAATTTATTATACTCTCTTGTTTATTAAGTAGCAACACTTTTATTTTAAATTAATTATTATTTAAAAAGGCGCCTCTGGCGCCAGGATAGCTTCTTATGTATTAGCTATTAGTAGTATTACTTCATTAAGTGGTAATACTATTGCACAATCTTGTGCTGTTAATCTCTAATTGGAGATATATATGAATACGAATAAAAATGTTACCGCTACTTCTAATGGAAATAACTTCAATAAATTCCATGTTGAAGTAGACGGCATGCACATGAATCTTAATATTCATGGGTACGTAGGATGTCAGCAT